GTAGGTCTTTAATGTCTGCTGCAACAGAATTCTGCGCGGCACTGTTGGCAACTTTGATGGCGTCAAGGTAAGATTCCGTAGAAACAATTTTTGTGTTGGTATCAGAAATAACGGCATTGTGCGCTGTTGCATCAGCCTTGATGATTTTGTTCATTTCGGCAAAAACACTAAGCCCCAATGCATCTTCAATGAACTGTCGGCGCTGTGCCTTGGTCAGTGTCATGAACGGGGTGTAGTTGGCATACCCTAGAGCAATCGTCTTCGAAAACATTGCATGATCAAAGCCAATGATTTTTTCTAGGATTTTTTGGTATTCCAGTGCTGCAATTTCGGGGATAAGAACGCCATTCTTTTCGATGGTGAATGTATCAGGCTTAATCCCACGAACGACTTTGATATCGACCGAATTAACAGAAAATTCTAGTTTTACTTCGGTGTTGCGTTTATTGGTTGTATTGACCAATTCACCTTTGGTGAGCCCCCGGAATGATTTCCCAAACAAACCAAATGAAATTGCTTCGATCAGGATAGATTTTCCGGTACCATTTTTTGAATTCATCGACGTAGTTGGGCTACGGTCTAGCAAAATGGTAATGGATGTATCACCAACCGCCATCAGGTTTTTGTAGCAAACAGATTTAAATTTGATCATTTCAATTTTTCCATTGCCGATTGTAAAATGTTCAAAACGCCGTGTTGACGATCTTGTCTTACGGATTGTACACCATCGACTAGCATTGTGTCGATACTACCAATGCGAATGTCTTCTACAATTGATTCCTGTGTTTTGATGCTGACCTGTACGTCTTCAGCCCCGGAGATGCTTTCTACAGCTTTCTGTACAACTTTCTTATCTGTGATTTCTGATTCGATGATGACGAATTTTCCATCGAAACTACCTGAATATTCAGGCACTACTGTTTTTGATCCATCGGCCTTGATCTTTATTTTGTAGAACATGTCACAAGGATTTTTGATGAATTCTAGTGATCCGGTTTCATCATCAAAAACGTGAAAGCCCTTTTGGTCATCCCAATCGGCCCATGTGTACTGGAATGGCGCGCCCAAATATTCGATATTTCCAATGGTTGATTTCGTATGAAAATGTCCGCTGAAAACTTTATCAAATTTCTTTACAATGTTTGGGTCAATCCCGTCATGTGACGCATTGCCGTATTTGCTGAATTTTGCACCAAGGAAATCAAAATGACCAAACAAATATTTTGCTTTTGATTTTTGAATGAAATCAATGAATTGGTCGTAATTATTTTTGTTGATCCAAGGCGCATAGGCACAATTGCCGATAGTCTCAAAGTGGTTAAGAACTAAAACAAATTCGGATGGTTCTAGCAATCCACTTGGCGCATCGTTTTCATTATTTGTCTTTGATGGAATATCATGATTGCCGACAATGATGCGCATATCAATGCCGGTCACTTCTAGGTTTTCGACAAAGCACCTCGCATTGTGGATAACCTTGTGTGTCAGCGCCGAGCGGCTATCGAAAAAATCACCCAAGTGGGTAATGTTCTTAATGCCATGTTCCTTTGCAAACGGGAATAAAACATTTTTGTAGAATTCCATTTGGTGTTGCATCAAAACAACATTGGAATTCCTTACCCCCAGATGGGTATCCGTGATTAGGATGTGTTTCATAATAAAAAATTCAGATTAGCCGTTTAGTGATTCATCCGTGCTATCAGGGATTATTTCAGTCAGTAAATTTTCTTTGATTGCTTCTACCGGTTGCGGATCATCATTGCTGAACAGTGCATGATTGTCGGGAACTTGCCCAACCATGTATGGCCGGATAAGGTTTTTGCGTTTCAATATCATAAAAGGGTCGTAGCTAATTGGCATGATTTACTCCATTTCGTCAAGGTTTGGTCGGTCGGCTTTGCGCTTTGGTCGTTTCGCACGTAGTTTTGCTTCGTGCCGTTTGCGCTCGAATTCATTCACAAATGTATTCATGTCTTCCATGTTCAATTCAGAAAGATCGATTTCATAATCCGTGAATTTGTCTGGTTGACTGAAAAATTCATTTGATGCAGCACTGCGTAATGTGCTGGCATACTTTACATATTGTTCTTCTTTTTCGATTTCAATTCTATTGATGAAAACGTTAAACGCCATTTGCGAAACATAGCTAAACGGGTTTGTAGAAATTTCCGGGTTGAAACTATCGATATAGCGCAATGCATGCAATATTGCATCAGACACCATTTCGTCTTTCCATGTATACCCGGCGAAATTCCATTTCGATGCCATGCCTTTGCAAATTTTCACAATGCATTCACCAATGAATTCGGAAACAGGCAAATCCGGGTTTGTTTTAAGTGCTTCACGCCGGTTGACCAGTGCCGTGAAAAAATCACCCCGGCTGACATAGTGTGATGCCTTGTCTTCAACCTTTTCTACAACCCCATGAATGATTGTAGATTTCTTGTATTTTCTTTTTGGCTTTACCAAATCTTCAACGTATTCCATAATGATTTCCTTCTGTCTTATTTATTCTTGGCTTCTAGCAATGCATTCAACCGGATAATTTCTTTGCTAAGTGCGATAATGTCTTTCTTTGCATCCTCGAAAGCAAAGTTGATGGCAACCTGTGATTGCCCATAAGTCATTACCCGTGGGTTGCAATTTTCCCACTGCTCGATGGTGCGCTGTAGCTTAATTGGTGTGATCATGATTTGTGCCTTTCAAGAAAACAATGAGCGAGCTATTGTCGTTTCGTTAATGTCATAGTCAATCACAGACTGACCCAAAAAGTTATGTGAACAAACGTATGCAAATTTGACCAATTCCCCGGAACTATTGTATGTTTTGTAAATGTCGATGATGGTCAATTCATTGTTGTGCTTTCTAGCATGATGTTTGAACGTTAAACCGATTTCAAATTTTGGTTGACGATTCATGTTTTCCTTAGTTTGCTTCGATGCATGTATTGTACATCAGATTCAGGGCTTGTCAACTACTTTAAATGGACTTGTACTACCGGGGGCATTCACTTCGTTCAGCCCATTCGCTACGCTCATAACTTGTTCTTCAGTTTGTTTCAAGCAACCTTTAGAAGTCTTTAGAAAGATTTGAAACGTGTTACTAAGATATTAACTATATTTTGAATGGTTGTCAAGTAGTTTATAAACTTTATTTTCGATGTGTTGTTTTTCTACAACAATGAAAGATTCGTAGTGCTTTGTCTAAATAGATCATAGAAATTCTTTAGGAGAAAATAGCATGAGTACGATACAAGCGAATCAGATCAAAAGCATAGCCGGGTCTGCTAGAAACGTGGATAGTTTGCAAGATGCAACACAGGTAGATGCAACGGCGACTGCTAAAGTTTGAAACTTTAGCAGTCAGCTTAGTGCAAGTGGCGGTAGTGCAGGTGTAGGATTCTTACAGGCTGGTACTGGCGCTGTTGCTAGGACTACCGAATCTAAACTAAAAGAATTTGTATCCGTAAAAGATTTTGGCGCTGTTGGTGATGGGGTTACTGATGATACGGCGGCTATACAGGCTGCTATCAATGCGACAACTCAAGACGGCGGAAACTATGATCTACAAGTTGATTCTCGGGGCGGTACAGTCTTTCTCCCACCGGGTAGATACTTGGTTTCGGCGGCATTGCTGTTGCGTCCGGGGATTTTGCTTGTTGGGTCGGGTTCTAATATTTCCGTGATAGTCAATGCAGGAACATCAAACCATGTCATTTCTTTAGTTGACACACAAGGTGGGTCCGTTGATCCTATATTGCTCGAAAATTTTGGTATAGTTCAGAAATTGGGTATTGTCCATACTACCGGAAATGCAATAAACTTAGATGGTGGTGGGTTCGGTATAAGTCCAATAATTAGAAATGTTAGAACGCAAGATACATATGGCGGCATTTACATGGACTGGTGTTTCCCATCAACGCTAGAAAATGTACATACAATGCGCCACACGACACATGGGTTTCGGACTAGATTCAATTGTACATCTACGACATTCCAGAACTGTTATGCCGGGGCTAACGGTGGTGATGGATTTAGGTTGGCCGGGAACTACGTATCTACATCAGGATGTGCTTCGGATTCAAATGCTGGTATAGGTTACAACTTTTATTATGATGGTGGCGTCACACAGGGCGCATCATCTATTGGGTGCGGGGCTGAATCGAATACTGGTGGTTCACTGAAGCTCGACCGGGTTGCTGGGTCAAGCATTATATCTCCGCGCCTAATATGCCCATCGACAGCAGGAGCAGCGATTCTGATAGACGGTGGTGATAATCATACAATCACATCACCAACATTATCCGCTAGCGCCGCGTCATCTTCTTACGCCATCGAGATCATCAACGCATCTGGCGGCTACCCGTCGAACGTTAATCTCGTAAGCGGCAGCACGACCGCGACCAATTTTGCGGGTGTGGTGAACTTGCCGGATTATGTGATGTGGTTTGGATCAAGGTCGTCGTTTGGTGCTGATGGCACCGGATTTCGGATTGGTGGGATTACTGCATACACTGCAGCATCACAAACGTTTTTTGTTGGTGCGGATTTCCGCGTCGGAAGTAGCGGTACAGTATACGGACAAAACAGCGCACAAGTAGCAACTACGAGCTACACCGGATTGGTTGCTAGCCATCGGTTCAAGCCGACAGTAAACGCACCAGCAGGAACGCTGGCTCGGTTGGTTTCTGGGTTTCTTGTCGATGCCCCGACGATGACCGCCGGTACCGTAACGCGGCACGAAGGTGGGCGCATAGCTGATATGCCAGCCGGATCATCTGCTGACGCTAACTTAGTCATCGGTGATGCTGCGGTGCCGGTCGGTCGCTGGTCGCTATTCAGTTCTTCCACGAAAGATAACTTGCTTTACGGCCCGATACGTTGGGGTTCGTCGTCCGGCCCAACAGAACGATTTGGTACTGGATCACCGGAAGGTGTAGTGGCTGCATCTATTGGGTCTACTTATAGGCGCACTGACGGAGGTGCGGGAACCACGTTCTACGTGAAGGAAAGCGGAACCGGGAATACTGGTTGGGTTGCAAAGTAAATGCTTAACACCGGCTTAATAGTCTAATATCAGCTTAAATACCCTGTCTAACCAACGGGGTATTTTTCCACCCAAAATTCGTCACATACCCACCCGAATAATCAGCTTTTGTCCATAGGTCAGCATCACCATCAAATTTCACATATTCGACTTCTGATTCAGTACCGTCATATTTCAGACCCATCCCTAGCAAATTCTGTGCAAGCTGGCTTTCCATATAATCGCTAGTATCACCTACAGTATATTGCCCCGATATTTCCTTGAACAATTCTGTCGTCGTCATCCATGCGAAACTTACCAATGGCATTACACAATCATCATGGCAACCTTCTTCGGCGGCATACGACGATCCTTTTTTACTAAACCTGTTGAATTCACCAATGGTTTCTTTGTCGATAATAATTAATTGACCCTGCTCCATAATAAGTTTTAGAACACTACAACCCAGTGATTTCACACTTGTGGTCATTCTTATGCCGAAATCACTTTTAGTACCAACACCAATCACCAATTTTTTACCAAGTCTACCGGCACCCTGACTTGATACCAAATTTGGGTATTCGAATTCATCCCACATAATATGGGTAACGGTTGCCCCGATATCATTGTTTTCAATCAGTGTCACGGCATCATTGTAATACCGACCAAGACTATTGATAATTTCGGCAAAATCTTTTGGTAAGACATTATTATTGCGGTATGTAGCAACTTGCTTATATGGCAATTCAGAAACATCGATTACAGACGCCGTTGAGTAATCCAAGCCCTTACCATGACTTACATCACAAATCATCGCATAGACCCGTTTAGGTGCCTTCGTGGTGTATATTGATAAGCCATCCTTTGATGATATCGGAATAGCAGCAGTAAGACCTTTTAGACAAGACCCGGAAAGCAATGTTCCTGAACTACCTTGAAAGGTGCATTCATATTCTTGTGCGAATTTTTCATAATTGAAATTCATCGATTTCAATGTGTCGTCTTTCCATTTCAAATCTCTTGATGGAACTCGTTCCCACGTTGCTTTGATCGGGTTGAACCCATTATTCCCGGCTTCAGCACCTACCCAAAATTCATAGAAATGGTTAAGTCCATTACTCGTGCTGGTGAACAGCATTTTGGTTTCTTTACCAGATGATAACGTTGGGTATACTGATGTATAAAAAGAATCCCAATTATTGACGAAAGCACATTCGTCTATGTATAGAAACGAGCAATTGTGTGATATTGCACTATTACTCAAATAGCAATTAGAAACTTCTACATTAATTGGGTCGTAGACAAAATTTTCACCAATATCAGTAATTGACAATACTTTACCGCAATTTTTTAATTTGTCGCCTATAGATAATTCAGAAACATAAACCCATTCATTATCGGTTGATAAAAACCTATGATCTCCTGTTGCTTCTATAGAATCAAATTCAGTAATGATTAGAAATAGTTGTTTTGTTAATACCTGAATGCCATCGAAATTCCTGAATTCTTCACCATCGAAAATTTCATATATATTATTTTCGGAATGTAGTCGAGCCAATTCATCTATATTAACAACAGAAATCAATCCAGTTTCTTTATTTCTAATCTTTACTTTAGTATTCCCACCAACGCAACTTTTTCCGCGAATTGCACTCCCTGATGTTGCACTCGCAATAATTTTACAACCATTTTCCAAAATCACAGAACTTTTATTCCATTCAATAACACCTTGTTGTAGCCACTTTGGTAGATTTTCATACGCAAGCTGAATCCTAGAAAGAATTTCCCTAGATGCATCCAATTTGTTTGCCAATAATGCAACCATTTTGTGTGAATTGAATAAAACGTAATGTAGTATTAGACAGACCGCCGTTGTTGTATTATGTGTAGGGATCATAGTTTTCCCAATCATGAATAGTTTATCTTTGCTATCTACACTAATGCACCGAACGGGTACAGATTCCGTCTTTTCTATTGCTTCTATAAAAATTATCCTATTGCTAAAGTCTTTTAGAACATACGTTTCTTTGCTACTCAATTCCGTTGTTGTGAGTATTAATGTTTCTTGTGTTTCGACATCAAAAATTTGCCATAGATGCTCAGAATCACATACAACAGATTCGCCGGTAGAAAATGATATTTCATAACAATCATGATCGTACATTGTTTCTGTAACATACATAACCTGAACTGGTTTATAATCTGACCCAAATACCCAATCACCAACTTGCAAATCCCCAAACTTTTTCAATCCTTCTGTTGTGATAATATCGGAAAATATTGAACACGCCTTACCCATCTGCCTCCCGGTTAAGCAAATTGTGTTTCTATGAATATGTGTAGATTCTATAATTTCGCGCTGATAATCATACAAGTCTAAGTCAATTAGTCCACGATCAACGTGTGTGATTTTAATGTATTGTTGTGCAAAGTATATCGGGTCATCTTTGCACTTGATAAATTCCATTAGCTGATCATGCGTCCATTCTAATTTTGTTCTTTGTCGCTTTAATAGTAAATTCCCATTATAACCTTTTTCAATAACATTATTAGCCATAATTAAATTCCCAACTTGTTTATTCCATATTTACCCAAAGCATGTCCATGTCGCCTACATGGGTTTACACAGCGCATGAATCTATGGTACAATCCATCACATCGACAACTGAACAAGGAACTTATCATGAAAACCATTAACGTATCTGAAGCATCTGGACAAGCACTTGATTGGTTGGTTGCACGGTGCGAAGGCAAGAGGCCGAGCATGTTCATATTCGCACAAACGGGTGCTTTGGCACCAGCACATAACTACTCAACCGACTGGGCGCACGGTGGGGTAATTGTGGATCGGGAAGGTATTACAGTCGGCCCGTACTATGAAAAAAGTAAGCGGATTCCTAACGCGTGGTCTGCGTACATTGGGTGGGACAGTGTTGAACACGACCCATTGCACGAGAGTGACGGCCCAACACCACTCATTGCAGCCATGCGTTGCTTCTGTGTTAGTAAACTAGGGAATGTTGTAGAAGTTCCTGATGAATTAGCTTGACTATAGTTGATTTTTTGTGATATAATTCAACCATCGAAACAAAAGAAGGAAACCACATCATGACACCAAAACCAACACTTGCTTACAATGATATTATCGTTGAATCAAACCAATATCGGGTGTTTGCTATTTCTCACCTTGGTGAAAAGGTGCCACATGGTGCTGTGATTCTTTATACCAAAAAAGATGGAACCTATGACAAATGTCTGACCAAATTTGGGGCCGCTAAGTTTGGTGATGCTCGCCGTGCTATTAGGGAAATCCCAGCAGAACTGTTAGCGAAATTGCATG